CACGTTGGAGAAGCCATCCATAATCACCTGAAGTGAATGCCACTTGAGCACCACCTTGAGTCATTTGAACTTTGTCGGTTACTGCAGCAACTCGGCAGTTCGCCATACCAATGTAGGTAAGGTCAGAGTCTGCGACTGCAAGTGCAGTAGTAAGTGCTGTTTCTGGGTAAAGAGTAAAGGTTGTTGCTGAGTTTGTTCGGATCTTGAATGTCTGTCCAACACCTGTACCGTCATCAACAACTCCAATTGCATCTTCAAACGCACCTACTGTAAGTGAGTTTGCAGCACGAGTTGCATAAACAATTCGTCCTTGTCCGTCAGTTGAAGATGAGTAGAGATCTGAACTTGCTACTGCTACAGGCACTGCAATGTTTCCATTTGCAAGTGTTGTTGAAGTAACAAATCGCCATTCACGACCGTCTGGTGTAGAAGCTCGTTGACCAAGCTTGAATTCGCCACGTCCTGTAATGGTTTGATATGCGTTCTGAAATGATATTTGGTTCATAATTTTTTCAGCCTTGGGTTCTTAGCCCTTAGCCATTTGAATTAGCAATTCTTATTAATGTTACGCTGCTGCAAAGATTCCTGACTGAGCTACCATAACCCAATTAGTTCCATCTGCAACTAGAGTAATTGTATCTCCAACCACTGCCGTTCCTTGAGTATTAGTCAAAGTAGTTCCAGAGATTGCAGTACCTGCTGCATTTGTTTTTGCTTTGATTGTTCCCCCAGTAACAGTGAATCCGGCTGTCGTACTTGCGACAACAAATGTGTAATTTAAACCAGCTACGTTTGTAGGAAGGGTCCAAGATGGAGTTCCTGATGTAGAACGATTAATATTTACACTACCTGAATCTGCTGCAGTAAGAACAATCGTTGCTCCCACAAGAGCGTTGATATTGACGGCTCGCGTAGTTCCAGCACTAAAGACTGGAGCTGCACTAAAGGTTGCAACACCTGTGAAGGTAGAAGCTCCTGTTACAGCAACTGTACTTTCAAAGGTTGCAGCCTTCTGAGTTTTAAAGTTGTTGTATTTTACTTCTGGAATTGAATCTTCTATATACATAATCTTTTTTTACCCTCTCCCGTAGTTGTGAATCGAAGTTCACAACCCGGGGTCAAAGGCGTTATTTTTTATTAAGAAGCTCCTGCAAGTGTTCCATTAAGACGACAGTTTGTTGCTACGAAGTTTCCTGCGTAGATCAAGTAACCAACCTTTGTAAGTTGATCAACTGGACTCATCATCTTTCGGAATTGGAATCCTCGAGTTGACTTTACGTTTCCAGGAACACCACTTGGTACTGCATCTGAAGTTGCCTTGAAGTTTGCAGTCATGATGTTTTCATCTTCGTAGTTGAAACCAACGAATCCGAATCCCTTAGTATTAACGAGGAAGTATTTTCCTGATGGAACCTGCTCATCCTTCGCAATTGGAGTACCTCGGAATGTAAGGTAAACGAATCCTTGCTGTCCACCAAGTCCTGGTGTTGCAGGAACTCCTCCCCATGCATTCATTCGTGGGTAACCAGCTGTTGAGAAGTTTGCTCGTACAGTTGGAGTCAAGAGAGCTTCGTAAGAAGACCAAAGTGACTTGGTTGTAAGAGCGAGATCTGGGCTATCGACTCCGATTGTTACTGCATCATCAGCTGTTGCAAGCTTTGCAAGAGTGAGAGCTCCAGTAGCAGCGAGGTAGTAACCACTCCATGCTGTGTATGTTGATCGTGAGAGTGATCCGTATGTTGCAAAGAGGGTCGAGTCTGACGCTGCGTTTGCAAGTGAATCCCAGTCGTTTCCTGTACCGTTTCCAGTATAGAGGTTTTGTGCCATGAGATTCATAAGAGATTGACCTTGTGAATCAAACTCTGTATTGAGGAGATCAACAATCTTCTCATCTCCCATGTTTGCTGTAGTTTCAGCAATTGCTACAACTACAGGCTTGTTTGCTGCCTTGAGATTGAAAGATGCCTTAACGCGTACGTTCTGGCGATCTGTATCAAGACGATCAGCAATACCCATGTTTCCACCATTTGTAGTATCTGCATACTTGATTGGGAATTCGTAGGTTGTTCCTGATGTCCACTCTTTTGGCTTCGAAAGGAAGGTCATAAGACCTGGAGTTCCAGTCGTTACTTGATCGAACACTTTCTTGATAATATATTCACGAGTTGTTGTCGTGACTGCTGCATTGAAAATCATAATGATTAGGACTAATTTTTTCTACTAATTTTTTATACTCCGCAAGTAGTCGCGAGCTGTAGCAAATGCTGACGGATCTGGGGCTGCCCCGATCGCTCCAGGAGAGACTGAAACTGGATCTTGTCGCTTTTGAATGTTTTCAGTGGTTTGTTTCTGAACATTCTTAACGAGGAGGTTCATGTCTTTCATGTTTTGATGAGCGATGGATAGATCTCTAAATCCATACTTATTCGCATGAAGGAAGAGTTGATTTTCATTGACTGTTGGATCAAGCTTCTTTACTTCAGCTAGTTGGGTTGCAACTGCTGTTTCAATCGCTTGTTCGCGAGCAACTCGATCTGTCTCTCTCTTCTCGAATGTCTGCAGAGCTCTTTCTTCTGCTGCCTTGATTATTTCTTCGTATGACTGAGGAATATATTCAGGATCAGCGTAAGGACTTTGTGAAGGTTGTGGTTCTGGGGGAGTCACATTCTTGAGCTGAGCCAATTCTTGTGACTTGCGCGTAAACTCAGGCAGGAAATTGTCTTTAAATTCAGTTGCAAGAGTTGCTGCGTCTACCTTTCTTCCATCTGGAAGCTCATAGAGTTCTGATTCAGATGGTTCAGCTGGTGTTGCTGGTTCCGTTGGTTCAGCTGGAACTTCTGCTGGTTCAGTCGGTTGACTTGGTGCTTCTGCAGGAACATTCCCTGATTCTTCACTGGCAACGACCTCAATTGATTCTGGATCCATATAATTTTACGACTGCCCCCTCCTCAACTTGGTCTTCCGACTGAATTGGAGTTGCTTGGTCAAATTATCTTTTAATAGTTTAAGGACAATTGCGGTCCCAACACTACATTCCTACTCCCATCCCATTTGAAGGTTTATATCCCTTATCTCCATACTGCTTTATTGCAGGAGCCACCTTTGGGATCAATTTCTTTCTTCCTTCAATGAGGATTGTCTTTGGTTTGGATTCTGGAAGAGGTTTTGATAGATTGTTGTTCTTATAAGAATTCAATACTGCCATCCCCTTTTCAGTTGATGATTGCCCTTCTATTAATTTATTTAATCTGTTTGCAAGGCTCATATTATTGTTGTGGGATTAATTCTTGAGGGACCGACATTGCAACCTGATCTGGTGTCAATGTTCCTGGAGTGAATGGGACTGGCATCTCATCTTGTCCAATTCCGACTGCCTCCATTGGATTTTGTTGATACATCACCGCATTCTTTGCAAGCTCTTTTGAATTGTCATATTGAGCAATCTCAAGGTAGTCGACTGGACTGATATATCCCTTCTCTACATCGTTTTGAGCTTGTTCAAACTTGAATTCGTCGTCTTTTGGTAGAGTCTTGCCTGCAATGATGGTGATTTCAGATCCTGTCTCAAAGTCATCTTGGATCAACTCTATTACTTCACGAGCTCCTTCCTTACCCATCCATTTTGAGTAATGATATTCGGTGTATCGTGTCTTTGAGAGCTGCATTCCCCAAGAGAACATTTCATGGTAGGCAAAGTCGACAACTTGAACCAGTTCGTTAAGGCGAAGATATGATTGTTGAATCAAAGCAAGTCGTCCAGCTTTTGTCTCTTGTCCTTGTCGCTCTCCTCGGAAAGCTGACGTTGCAGCCATGATGTTATCAATTTCAGATCGGGAGTCAATCATGTCGTCAAAGACCATCTGAGGAAGAGTTCCTCCTGTTTCTCTCTGAACTCCATTGACAACTCCTTTCCCCCATATAATTCCTTTGGTTTCCCATCGAATTCTCTGAGCGTCTGCCTTACTCATTACTTCCGCATCAACTTTGACAATTCCGTTTGCAAGCTCACAATTCTCATCAATATCCATCTTCCGTTTGTCAATCCCTCGCTGGAGTTCAGCTGAGAGAGTGATCATGTCTGTTCTCCCAATTGGTGAGTTGGTATTGTTAAAGATTGTTGCAAAAATGTATGGCTTCCGTGGGAAATCGAAGTAGTTGAAGTAGTATGGTTTGTATTCAATCTTTGGCTCAACTTCACTCACTTCTCCTTCTTGAATATCTTCTGCATCTGAGCTTCCGACTGCTAGTTGAGACTGCATTCTTTGCTCTTGTTCTGATTTAATTTGTTGAATCTTAGATCGTCGTCCATCTCCCTCAAGGGTGGAGAGTTCTTGCTCTTCTTCTTCTGTAACTAAAATGCCATCCCAATCCCAGTATGGATTCTTAATGCATCCAAGGATGATTTCTTCCATCTTAAACACAACGTAGTCTTGAATCCATGCTTCTTTGTATTTACAGTCGGGATTCTTAATGTAAAGATCGGCATCAGAGCTGATTCCAAACTTCTTCATTAACTCTGCCTTCTTTTCTGGAAATCTATCGCAGACTGCGCAGAGATTATCTTCAATCTCCTCTATAACAAACTCTGTATCTACTTCCTTTCTAGCATATTTCCCTACTCGTATCTTTCGAGGATCTATTGCTCGGAAGTCAAAATCATTAATCAGAGGATTCCAGAATGGCTTTATGACGAGAAGTCGAGCAAAGTAGAGATTTCGAAGTCCCATTCGCATCACCTCTTTGGCATTAAGGTCTAGATATTTCTTTTGGAAGAATCGTTCAAGTTTACGAGCGAAGTCTTGAGCGACTTCTCCGTCTCTTGCCGGAAGAATATTGATTCCTGGAGGGTTGGCAATCAGAGAGTTGATCACAGCTTCCATATTTACAAAGATTCTATTGGCTTGAACTATCCACTTCTTTCGTACATGATTGATGTTTTCAAGCCACGAAGACTGATTTGAGTAGATTGCTATATTTTGCTTATATATCTTCTCTATGATATCCCAGACCTCAGACGATGAATTCCACCGGTTGTTTACCAGGTCTTTCTTTTGTGAATCATTTAATGATTTAATATCAATCTTCATAACACAAAACGGACAGAAGCTCGTATGAGATTCTGCCCGTTGTTTGGGGTTAGATTAGTATTTGGTTGTTATGATAATTCTATAATGAAAAGGCAACTCCGGCTACTGATTGCCTGTGGATAACTGATGTCTTTTTGAATAAAGAACATCGGATCGGTTTATTGTTTGGAGAGTTCCATTAGAATCGAAGTGAAGTGTTGCAGATCCATTTCGAATAGAAAACAAATCACTATCAATCATAATGGAAAAGGGTTCAAAATACTGCTGAAATAGCACATACTTTTGTGCTTCTAAATCGGGAATATATATCGCTATTTTGTCCATACTATTGATTACTTTCATTAAATGCCCTACTTACATCATATACATTATCAGCTCCCAAGACAGAAGGAACGTCTTGTTTGGCTACTTCCCCAAAGAATGTTCCAGATCCTTGAGAGAGCATAGCTAGATAGGAATATAGATCAGCAAATACGTAGTGATCTTCCCCAGTTGTTGAATCCCAAACATACCGCTCAATTCCTTTATTATTGACTACTTTTGTCCGCCTCAGTGTCTCATAGTGTTTGACGTAAAGAATGAACTCTTTGTCTGCTTTAAGGCCTACCGAATGCTTGCCTTCAATCATGTTTGTCAGGTGTCTGTCGAGGATCCTATCTCTGTGTGAATATACTATTCCTCTTTTATCTCCATCTCCCCACCAAACAATTGTTTGAGGATTGTTGTTGTTTTCTTGAAAGAAAGACATCTTCATGAATGGATACTTCTCGACAAGATACTTTGACAAAGTGTTGTCTGGCATAGCATCAATAACTCCAGCAGTAGGCTTCCAGTAATCAATAATGTCATCAATCTCTGAGTCTTTTGTTATTCTCCCAATCTTAATTAATCCCTTCTCTGATCGAACAACATAATGTTTGATGTTTCCTACGTCTATTCCGAGAAATACATTCCCCGTTGTATTCAGGTCGTTTGGAGTCCATAGATCAAGAATGGTTGTCTTTGTAACAGAAAGATCTCCAGGACTGAAAGGCTTTCCAAGAACGAAGTTGTTGAAGTAGGCAGGATCCCCTTCTGAATCTTCTATAATTTCTTCAGGACTAATCCATGGACACATTAAGTGAGAGATGTGATATCCACTTGTCTTTGCTCCTGGATTTTGAGCGACCCACTTCCCCTGCCTCCTAACGTCATCTGAGATTGGCTCCCTGCATTCTCTACAAACATATATCTTTTTCTCCAGGTCGATACTTTCTGGCCATTGGAGGAAGTGTGAATTCTTACAGTGAGGGCAGTCCACAGTCCACTCTTTTTGATCTGACTTATGAAACTGAATATCCAACTCATCTCGTTCTGTTCCTGGGTTGCTAAACATCCATCTCCCTTTGTATTGAGAGGCTTTGGTTCGAGATTTGTATGTCTCAATTGCTCCCTGATCTGAACGAGAAATCTCATCATGAATCAGGAGGTCTGCAGTTGTTGAAATTGCAGCAGTCTTTGAGTTAGTTCCCTTAAAGAAGATGAAACGATCATTAAGCTCCTTTCTTTCAATGTTGTCAGTCTCCATTCCTTCAAACTCATGGTAGTTTGCCTGAATGATCTTATTCATCTTTGACGATACAAACTCTCGAACGTCATCATCGGACGACATTGTATAGATGGCATTGAACCTCAAGTATTTAATTGCAAACAGTGACTTAATTGAGAAGGTAACACTCTTTCCAACCTGAGCACAAGCAGTAAGAACAATTGTTGGATTCCAATCACACAAGATATCCAGGAGGAATGGGCGATCGGTAAAGTCAAAAGCTTCACCTTTTTCGTTTACAATTCCTTCAGTAACTATCCATTGAAGAATTGAGTAATATTGCTTAGTTTCCTTTTTCATTAAAGAAGTCAGTATGAAGATTGTAGTCCTTTCTATCGATTGAGTTCTTTATTCTTTTGACTCTAACATTGACTTTGGCAAGATCGACAACACAATCATCAAAACACATATCAACATCTTCTGACTTCTGTTTGATTCTGATTGTACATGGCTGAAGATTAAGTCTCTCTGCCCAATTCATTGCCCAATCGACACCTCCTCCACTCCATACAATCATTTCATTTCCCTGTGTTTGAAACCATCTATAGATTGCAATAGTGTCATAGTTTGGAGTTTCAAAAGGAAGCCCAGTGACAATTCTAGGAATGATTAGTGTGTCATCTACATCAAATGCTATTTTCATCTTCATTAGTTATTGCTACCTCCATTCCTACGACTGCAGACGTGATTGCAACAGCACTTTCTAGAGCAAGACGAGTTACTTTGAAGGGATCTACAATGCCTGCCTCAAACATATTGACATACTTCTTGTTTTTGAAGTCGATTCCAATCCCATTAGTTGCATCTATTCCTATTCTTTTACGAATGCCAAAGAACTTCTCAAACTTACTTTGACGACTCATTCCTGCATTTATAATCATTTGTCCAAAAGGACTCATTAATGCATTCCTGAATATCGGATCAGCAATAGAGAAGCCAACTGTTGCCAAAGCTACTCCTCCTCCTGGAAGGATCCCTTCTTGAAGAGCTGCCTGAGTGGCATTAATGGCATTCTCAAACTTGTATTTCTTTGCATTGAATTCAGTGTCTGTGTAGGCTCCAACTCGAATCACTCCAATTCCTCCTGTCAAAGCAGCTAAGCGATCACCAAGAATCTCTTTTTGATACTCTGAAGTTGTTGTATCAATTTCTCCTTGAATAACCTTAATTCGATCCCAGAGATCTGGAGTTTCTGTAGCTCCAATGATGGTTGTTCGATCTTTAGTTACAATGACTTTTTCAGCTCGTCCACAAACTTCTTTTGTTTGTTTGTCAAGTCTCATTCCTCTCTCCTCTGAAATGATTGTTGCTCCCGTAAGAGCTGCCATATCAAGAAGAAAGTCTCGTGCTGGAGATGCAGTATATGGATTCCGTACACAAGCTATGTTTGCCACTTTATTGACGGCATTTTGAGCAAGAGTTCCAAGAGCAACTCCATCAACGTCGTCAGCAATAATTAGAATATCATTCCCTGTTCCAATTGAATTCAATAGAGAGATGATTTGTTCATTAGTACTAATCTTTCGATCTACAAGAATAATATAGGGATTCTCAAGGACTGTCTGCATATTCTGATGATCATTGACGAAGTATGGAGAGATCAACCCTCTATCAAATCGAGCTCCTTTGACTACCTCTTTTGAATAACCAAGCTGAGCCCCTTTCTCAACAGTGACAACTCCTTTAATTCCAACCTCCTTAATCACCTCAGCAATTAGTTTTGCTACATCTGTATCCAAAGAAGCAATTGTTGCAATCTTTTCTATGTCGTCTTCGGCAACCTCTCTCTTAATAAAATCTAGTCCTGCAAGAACTTCTTCTAATCCTTTGATTAGTCTTTCTTTGATTTCTCGACTTCTCGATCCGTCTTCCCCAAGCTCTTTGAAAGCTTCTGTAAGTATTGCTTGAGTAAGAACTGTTGTTGTTGCCGTCCCATCTCCTCCTTCGACTGAAGTTCTGACACCCGCCTTGCGAAGCATTTGAAGTCCAATGTTTTCATATTTATCTTTGAAGTCAAGCTGTCTAAGGATGGTTACTCCATCATCACACTCAATTGGATCCAATCCTGGAACTTCAATAAATGCAGTCATCCCTACAGCTCCAAGTGTTGGACGAACAGCATCACAAGCTTTATCAATTCCTGCCTTGACTCTCATTCGCGCCTCGTGTCCTCTTAGTATTTCTTTACTCATAGAATAGCTAAAATATCGTCAATGTTTACAATCTTCATCTTCTCTCCTCCATGTTCAATCTCTTGAGTGTCGGGAGAATACTTTGCAAATATTACTCGCTGACCTGGTTGGAGTCCTGTTTCAATAAATGGAGAAGTAGTCGACATTCCTTTAAGAGCAAAAGGACTCTCTCCAACCTGCTCAATCATTCCTTTATAAATAAACGAATCGACGACATCGACTGTTTGAAATCCTTCTTTTGTCTCTTCTTCAAGTCGAGAGACAAGAACTCTATTGCCCAGTATTTGCATTGTTTGTTTGATTATTTAGAGTAGTAGTTCCAGCAACTGCAGTTGTAGTATTTCCACAAAGAGTCACACTTGGTCCATACCAAGGTCCCCAATAATTATTTGGCCAGCCTCCTCTTCCACAATGAGGACAATATCCACAATTTGGACATCTATTTCCTCCACTAGGATAGCAGGATCCTGCTGTTATTTGATTGCTTTCCATAATTAAACAATTATTGATTCATTGATTGTTTCCAATCTATTCATGATTGCTCGCAAACTAGATTCAAGCAGAGTTCCTGAATCAGGAAATGTTGGCTTCTCTTGACGTATCATTCCTTCAACATCCAAGCATACCGGACGAGTTTTCTTTTCGATTTGATCAATCAAGCAATGAATCTCGTGTATGTATTTCTCATAGCTAAATTGGGTGTCAATTCTCGCTAGAGTGCTCCCAGCCACCTTCCCTATATCTCCAGGTCCAAATTTGTCATATGATCCTGTTGAAACTTCTCGTCCATAATCAATTCCTTGCATAATTATATTTTCTTATACAGCATATTATATCCAGTCTCAAACGGCTGGAGTGTGTCTTTATAATGAACTCCTCGATCCCTAAGTACTGCTCGTGACTTTATCCAATATCCATCTCGATGTTTGTCAGTAATTAATCGAATACACCAATGGCCTTCAAAGCATTTTGTTTTATAGAAGGCAATAGATTGATTAGGATTACTCCAGTCAACTTCAACTTCCTTGATACTCTGCGCTCTAAAGTCCTCTCTACACTTTTCGCAATAGAATTCAGTTAAGACAAGGGGCTTAGCATCTTGAATTAGCTCCTGTCTCTCTGCGGTATTTTTAGCTTTGTTGAGATGATAGGTTCGATCTTCTGCCTTCTTCTCTTGACCTTCGATAAGCATTCGAATGTGGTAATGATCTTCCACTAGAGGTCTTGGGGTGTGCTCATATCTCATATCCCAAAAATTCCCTTAATTCCCTTCTCTTCGTTCTCAAACTCCTTGAAATCTTCTTCTGTCCCCTCAGGAATGAATACTGCTTTGCCGTCTCCAGCATTTGGAATTAATTTAATTTGTTCCTCTGTTAGATTGTTGAGAATCTCAGGATCCTTCTGACTGAGATTCCACATCCTCTTGAGACGGTTCAGCATTTGGTGTTTGAATTAAGAAGCTTTTAATTTCTGCCTCCATTGTTTTTATCTTCTGTTGGACATCTGGACTAAAGATGAAGTTGTAGGTGTTTTTTGTTTGCGTTGGAGGTGCGTCTGGAATAATTCCAAATATAGCCGTTGCATGCTTTAATCCTTTGTCAATTGCTGTGTAGTCATCAGCTCCTGAGCTGTCTACGGCTTCAAGGAGGACATCTATTTTCTTAGCTATTTTCTGGGGATTAATTCCCTGGGTAAGTAGGGCTTTTTTTAATCCTAATTCCTCAAGAGCATTTTGGAATCCAGCTGATTCTATCACTCGGCTCGGCTGATCACACACCCTTCCATATCCGACCGACTCTAGAACTTTCCCCATTGAGACGGGGTTAGGACTAAGAAGGTTCTGGGCTACCGCTTTCGCTGCCACTCTCTGCCTCGGTGATGGATTTGTTGTCCTCTTCTTTCTTGTCTTCTCCATAAGGGGTTGGGATTCCTGGAGATTTCATCAACGTAATAGTTGACTGAACTCCCATGTCCGCATTGTGTTTAATTAAAACTGCTTGAAGATCCTTTGTAAGGGCATCCATCTCTTCTTTGTTTAGTGTAAGGTCTGGGGTTTCTGGCATAAGTAAAAGTAATTATTAAAAAGTCTGCTTCTTTGTTTTTAGAGCGTCATTTGTTATGATTTGCTTATTTATAATATGGCCGATGTCTGGTATCGATCCAGACCTTGTAGTCCTGCGTAATCTCTCTATGTGTAGAAAGTGAAGAATATTGCAGAAAAATATTGACTCCGAGTATCGGCGTGATGGCTTGGGTTCTGCACCAAGGTTGGAGAAGTTGTCAAGATTAACAACGTGATGATGGAGGTGTATTATTTATAGCAGCGCAGAGGAGAACCTATTACTTTGTGAGGTACAAGCCATCCTTAGGTATTATACCTAACTATTGTTACTCTGGGCTCTTTTTGTCGGTGGATAACTTTTGAGGCTTGTCTATTAGATTTTCTACAACAGCTGTTCCCTTCCCCGCAATAGGAGATACAACATATCGGATCCTCCCATATGAACTTTTGACTTCTATTATTTTTACTTGAACTAACATCCCCTTGTAATCTACATATGCACACTGATCTGCTTTATATATATTTGTCATGAGTATATCATACTCTCTTTCCCTATCCTTGACAACAACAATTATGTTACTAATTATAGTTGACAAGAATTCAAAAAGGAGTATGCTTTATATATTAATCAATAACGTAAAAATATTATGTTGGAAAAAGAGTGGGACGAAGCAGATGAAATTCAAGAAAGTACAGATACTCTTGAAGAAAAATTTGAATCAGTCTCACAGCTAGCCGACCAAGAATTGAAATCACGAGAAAAGATCCAAAGAATTATAATGAACGAAAATAATCAATAATATGAAACTAACCATAACAAATGGCACAGTTGTAGTTGCAAGTGAAAACAAGAGGGAGGCCTCAGAATTATTCAATCGATATTTTGGAGTATCTCTAGATGGTCCAGTTGAGATCATTGTTGATCAGAAAAGGAAAGCTTCAAAGAAACACAAAAGACATCTCTTTACAAAACGATGTCGGTATTGCAATAAAGCATGTCGAGGAGGAACAGGATTGAGTTCACACGAGCGAGCTTGTCTAAAGAAACAAACATCAGAATCTCTATCTCTTTTGAAGATCCCAACAGACCTCTTGAGTTAATATGGAAATCACTAATGATAGGAGACGAGCGGTCGTCACAATGCGAGCTTCAGGATGTGTAGTTCGTCGATATAGAAAAACAAAGGCTGGTTGGGATTTTCTTCCAGTAGGAAGAGAGAACTTCAAGAAGGAGGAGACAGCCATCAAGCAGGCTCAGAATTGGGTTGATAATGCAAAGTTTTAGTAGTAATTGGATAAAATATCATGGGAGTTAAAACATCAAAAGTCACAAGGATCACAAAGAAGTACAAAGATCGCAAGACTGGAGAAATGAAAGAGATGACGATCAATTACGCAAAAGTAAAGGATCGCCTCCTTGAATTTCGTCAAGATTGCCCTCGAGGATCAATCATGCCAACCTATGCATTTTTGACTGATCGAATCATTTTTAGTTGCCACATCACAAAAGATCGTGGAGATGTTGGAAGTGCTGAAGCAACTGGACATGCCACAGGAAAAGATGATGGAACTGAGAAGATTTTCGAGAAATTGGAAACCATTGCAACGGGACGAGCTTTGGCTCTCCTTGGATATGGTGCCGAAGGAGAGATTGCTTCAAGCGAAGAAATGGAAGCGTTTGAGGAGTCAAAACAACTCAAAGCTCAGGATGAAATCAATGAAATTACAGAGAAGATTGGTCAGTGTAAGTCTGACTACGCCCTTGCAAAATACTGGCTTTCACTTCCTGGGATCTTTAAGACAAATCCTGCAGTATTCCTAGCAAAAGAAGAAAAGAAGAAGAGTTTTAAAAAACCAAAGGAGGCCGAGGTCGCTCCTGAGGAAGAAACAATTGAGGAAGAAAAACAATGAAATCAGTAACATACGACAGTCGAGAAGACTGGCTCAAGGCCCGCCTTGGGAAGATTACAGGATCTAAACTTAATGAGGTTTTTGCCGTCAAAGAAGTGACAAAGGATGAGATCTCAAAGATTCTAGATCGAGAAGGAGTTGAATACAAGAAGAGTGATAAGAAGGAAATTCTTGAGAATTTGGTACCTGACAAGTATAAATCAGAACTTCTTGGAAAGAGAGAATACAAGATTGGATTTTATGAGGTGTTGGCTGAACGCCTTGCTGTTCCTGAAGAAGGAAACGAAACACCAATCGATCGTGGAGTGCGACTTGAGGGGTCCGCACTTGAAGAGTTTGCTAAAATGGCTAAAAAGAAGATTAAAAATGATCTTATTCTTTGGATCTCTGATGAAGATGAAAGTATGGCATATTCACCAGACGGCTGTATCTCATCAAAGGAGGTTGCTGAGGTCAAATGTCTGTCTTCAGCTCGCCACTTGATGGCATATTTTGAACAAACAATCCCTTCTGAATATGTTCGCCAGTGCCTCCAAGGATTTATCGTCAATGAAAAACTTCAGACACTTTACTTTGTATTTTTTGATCCTCGAATTCCTCAAAAGCCTCTTCATTGGATTACACTAACAAGGAAGGAGTTGGCTAGAGATATAGAAGTCTATCGCCAACACGAACTCGCAACAATTAGAGAAATAGAAGAAAAAGTTAATCAATTAGCCTCATACTAAATATGTCAATCAATTTAAATCAAGTAGTTATTTGTGGCCGCCTTACTCGAGACCCTGAACTCAAAGCACTCCCAAGTGGTATGAGTATTTGCAATCTAAGTATTGCCACCAATCATATTTACACAACAAAAGATAAAGAAAAGAAGGAGAGTGTCGAATATCACAACGTCGTCCTTTTTGGGAAACAAGCCGAAAATACAGCAAAATTTCTCAATAAAGGAGCTGAAGCTTTGGTGACAGGAAGACTTCAAACTCAATCGTGGGAGAAGGATGGCGTTAAACATTATCGAACTGAGGTTGTTGGAGATTCAATTCAGTTTGGAACAAAGCAGCCTCAATCATCATCTCCTCAATCACAAGAAGAGCCCTCATCTCCTACATATGGGGAAGACGTGGAAAATTCTGACGACATTCCCTATTAATTAGAGTGTGCATAACTGGACTTGACTTTAAAAAGGAGGTACGATAAGATTGTGTTGTGAAAAGAGCAACACACAACACAATCTGCAAAGTTCAAAGTCGAAGTTTCCAGACTGTGTTGTCTCTTTCACACGTACTCACCAAGATAGCCCCGAAGGTTTAAACCTTTCGGGGTTTTCTTGTGTTACAACTTACAATGTTGTAGTTCTCGCAATCTACAAAACAAATAGGCGAAATATGTCCAAGGTTTGTCTACAGATCCAAATTGCCCGCAATGTCTTCTCTGACAACGGGCGACCTCATCTGTAGATAAATCTCCTCGTTGGTTGAAACAAAAAGAAGGCGATCTGGTAAATAGTATCAGGTTTAGCTGGAGGGAATTTTTTCTAAACGAGTCTACATTGTAACACATGAAAAGAATCATGCTTTAAATCTAGTATGAGGGAAATAAAGAGACTATATCTACATAAATAAAAAAGGAGTTATGCACCTTCGAATTTGAAGATCTTGCTCCAATCAAGTATACTGAGAGTTGTTCAATTGTTCCTTGAAAGGAGAAAATACCATGTTGAAAGTAAATGAAATCTTTGGACCTACAATCCAAGGAGAGGGAAAGAATGCGGGGAAGCCAGTTGTGTTTCTTCGGTTGTCTCAATGCAATCTTCATTGCATCTGGTGCGACACTCCACACACTTGGAATTGGGAGGGCACCAAGTTTGCTCATCCAATCAAGTTTGCAAAAGAGAAAGAAGAGCATTCGATTTCGGTCGATGATCTCTTTCTTCAAATACTGGAGAAGAGTGAAGGGAAGATTCAGTCGTTGGTGATTTCTGGAGGAGAGCCCCTCCTTCAACAAAAAGAATTGACTGATCTCCTTCATGCATTGAAGGCAGTTGGTTGGTTTGTTGAAGTGGAAACCAATGGGACGGTTCCTCTTCGGCCTGAGTTTGCAGGCTTGATTGATCAGGTAAACTGCTCTCCCAAGCTTGCCAACGCCTTGGATCCTGAATCGCTTCGAATTAAAAAGAAGACCTTGTCTCAGCTTGCTGAGAATCCCAAAGTCAACTTCAAATTCGTTGTATCTGACGAAGGAGACATTCCTGAGATCCTCTCGATTGTTTCCCACCTTCGTCAGAGTGGCAGTCCTGAGATCCGTTTGATGCCATTGTGTCAAACACGAGAGGAGCTTGAAGCAAGAGAGCCTCTCGTCAAAGAGTTGGCTAAAGCCAACGATTTCATTTACTGCACTCGTCTCTCGATTTTGATGTCGGGGACAAAGCGTGGTGTTTGATGCCGGGAGGAAGCAATTCCTCCCTCTTTCCCATTCTCTAAGTCGGAATCCCAATTCTTGGGTGCCTGGTAGGAGCATCTACTTGGTTGCAGACAGCCAATACAAGGCTTTGAGGATGGGAAAGGGGTGTGCATAACTTTACTTGATGATCAAATCTACTACATGTATACTTAATAGATTACAAGATAAGTATTAAAGATGTTAATCACCAAAGAAATAGAAATCGATTTGGGTCACCGTGTAACGAATCACAAATCAAAATGTGCTTCACTTCACGGCCACAGATACAAGATTGAAGTTGGAGTAGATGATAAAATAGTAGAAACAAAAGGAGTATCAGACGAGGGGATGGTGATGGATTTTGGAGATTTAAAAGAAATAATGATGGAGGTTCTTGACAGAGGATTTGATCATGGAATGGTTTTGTGGGTAGGGGATCCTCTTGTTGAGGCAATCTCTAATGATAAAAATACAAAATATCATCTCGTGAACTTTATTCCAACCGCTGAGAATTTGGCCCAGTACTGGTTCAGTTTATTAAAAGAAAAACTAGATCAAAAAGGTATTAAAATTAAATACGTCAAAGTCTTTGAGACTCCTACGTCAACAGCTACATATGGAGAAACTAATTAAATCAAATGGGAACATTGTTCGCACAGAAGAAGAAAAGGCATTTATGATAGAGGATGCAGCATATCATTATGGAAACTTTCTTTGGGCTTTGGGATTCGATTGGGAGAAAGATCCCAGCTCAGCAGAAACTCCAAAGAGGGTAGCAAAGGCATGGGTCCATGACTTGGTGTCTGGATCTATGGCGCCTCGTCCTTCAGACACTTCATTCCCAAACGATGAGGGATACACAGGATTGATCTGTCAAACAAATATTCCTGTAACAAGCATATGTTGTCATCACAATCTTCCCTTTGTTGGAGTTGCTCATATAGCATATATTCCAGGAAAGACCAAAGTGGATAAGGTGATTGGGTTGAGTAAATTAAACAGAATTGTTGATTATTATTCTCGCCGTCCGAATATCCAAGAATCACTTACAAAACAGATTCATGATCATGTACAGGAGTTGTGTGTAGGAAACAGAGGTGTAGCAGTCGTTGTTGAGTCTCAACACTCCTGCGTCTCTTGTAGAGGAGTCCGACATGATTCCAACATGAAGACAAGTCAGCTGTCGGGGTACTTCCACACCAATGAAGTGGGAACTCGAGTCGAATTCTTCAGTCTTATTCATAACAGCCGCGTAAATTAATATGGAAAAACTAACTACAGTTGTCGTCAGATTAAACATTGAGGGAATTCATAAGTGGAAGGACGCAGAAGCTAAAGAGCCTGAAGTGTCTTTTCTTCAATTCCCTCACCGTCACATGTTTCATTTTGAAGTCAGAAAGGTTGTCGAACATGACGACAGAGATATAGAAATAATTCTATTTAAGAGAGCAATTACTGACTACCTCCTAAATAAATATGGAATGAGTGAGGCTCTGTGCTGCGACTTTAGGAATAAGAGTTGCGAGATGCTTGCAGAAGAGGTTGCAGAACAATTTCAATGTTTGTCAGTCCAATGTCTCGAAGATAATGAGAATGGAGCAGAGGTAACATTAATGATATGAATGAAAGACTTTCAAAATTAATCAGTCTCTTCTCTAAGATTGAGGGAGTCAAGATTTCTGGCGACTTCCAAGTCAAAGGAACAACCCTTCGAAAGTTGGCTGAGACAAACGGAGGAGGCTACCAGAGAGTATTGAAGTGGGCTGAAGGTAAGGTCACTCCAAAGGTGCCCAAAACACGTCCTGAGACCGAAACTCCTGCACTGATTGATCCTGAAATGATGGAGATGAAAAATCAACTCAAGGGAGCTTGGGAGGTCATGGTTGGAAGGAATACAAAATATGGAGACTCGTGGAAGGTTTTAAGTATTCCCTCAATGGCAAATCTAATTGAAATGAAGATGCATAGAATTGCCAACATGACTGAAAAGGATCTCAATCCAAAAATAATTGATGAGGCAGTTGATGCAATCAATTACTCAGCAATGATTTTGTTCAAATTAAAAGAAAAAGGAATAACATACAAACATGATTAGAATATCATTTATAGCACCAACGAAGCTTATTTCACGATTTGGGAATCAGTCGGACTTTCATCTAACTCTAGCTCACCTTTTGGGTCCAGTAAATGAACTTCCAAATGATTACGAAAAAGAAATTGTCAACTCTAAGCTTCCAATCGTTCTCGATAATGGCCTCTTTGAAAATAAAAAGTCTGTCCCAGTCCGAGAGTTGATGGAGAAGGCAGTTCATCTTGACGCCGAGTATGTATTTGCTCCAGATGTCCTATTTGATCGAGAAGCAACCGAATCAAATATTGAAGAAGCTTATGATATTCTAGAAGAGATTAAGTCAGATTTCCCAGAGTGTAAGACCAAACTTGCGGCAGTCATCCAAGCAAATAACGTTGATGATTTCTTGGCAAGCTATCTAACAATGGTTGATGATCCTCGAATTGGATTGATTGGACTTTCAATTCTATCTGTTCCTCAATCATTTAGAGAGGCGACAGGAGTTGAAGATATAACAGAAAATAGAATTGAGTGTCTTAAAAGACTAAACAAACTTCCCATACACAAAGAGTCTCACCTTTTAGGGCTTGGTGACTCTTATGAAGATGTTGCTTTTGCGGGAGAATACTGCCCTTGGGTCGTCTCTCACGATTCGTCAAGTGCTGTATGGAATGGAGTTCAAGGAAAGAGAATTAGCGATATTTCGCTTAAAGTTGACGGAGGAAAAACAAAGGTACACGTAGATTTCTCTTTTGATAAAGATTTGACAGAGGAGCAGATCAAGAATATTGAGCACAACATAGAGGTAATCAAGTCAATTATTTAATCAAAATATCTAATCATAAAAAATATGCAGATAAACCCACGAACAATTCTCGACCGAGGAATCATCAAGTATGTAGAAACCACCAAAGTTCAGCAAGTGGGAGTCGATCTCTCGATTGGTCAAGATTTCATTGTTGAGGCTGGAAAGTCAAAGAATGTTAATTTCAGAGAAAGTATTGAGCTTCCTGACAACATGTATGCGCTGTTCTATGTACGATCATCATGGAGTCGCAAGGGAGTATTTGTCAGTTCTGGTGTCTACGATAGTGGATACAAAGGAACAATTGGATGCACAATTTACAATATGTCAGGAGAAGACATTCAGTTCACAGAAGGAGACCGCATTGGCCAGATGATTTGTTATTTGGCAGACGCAGCAAGTAGTTACCAGGGGCAATGGCAAGGAAAATAATATGAGAACCAAAATAAAGCTGTCATCAGGGCGGATAATTGAAGTAGAGGGAAAAATAATCAAGAAAAGAAAGATGTTTGGAAGAGAGGAGTGTTTGATAGAAGGAAGGCTTTCTAAGCCAATATGGGTTACTGGGAAGAAAAAAGTAAACGGAGTGTAGTATGGATTTTTCTGGAGTTTTGGAAAGATTGAAGAACCCAATTGAGAATCTTCCAGATCATCAATACGAATATTGGATCAACAAAACCTCAAAATTGATTAAAAGATCATACATTCAAACTCACAAGTTGGTAGAAGCAGAAAAGCTGTCTTTAGAACAAATTATTGACAGATTTGAATTGTCTACTAAGCATAACGGCAATTGTCCCCCAGACAAATGTTGGTGGGGAAAGAGGAAAAAGGAATACAAAAATGAAAAAAAGAAAATCGTATCCATCAAATAAAAATATTCACCTCCTTGGGAAAGTAGTTCGAGTTGGAGTGCCAGGAGTACATCCTGAATTCAAAGTTAAATTAAATGGACCTCAATACTTGGACCACTTCCTCAAGACTCACACAAAAGAAGGAGATGATATTCTGATGGTAATAACCTCAAAGAGACCCAAAAGGTCACAATCTCAAAACAATTTCTTTTTTGTCTACCTTGATCTAATCTCTTTATCTTGTGGTCATTCAGTCGAAGAGCTTCACAAATGGGTCAATGGGTATATTTTGGGGAAAGGGATCACGGAGATATTTGGAACAAAAGTAAGAATGGTTGGAAGTACTTCAGGATTAAATACTAGCGAATTTTGTGAAATGATGAATAGAATCTTTGAAGAGACCGATATTCCAATTCCTGATCCTGGACCCTTCAATCTCCCCCTTACGTACGATGAGTATGGAAAGTTGAAACTAGACCAACAAAGAGTGTACAAATCTATGAAGAATAATTTGAAATCTATATGAACAACTACGAAAAAGAAGAAGCACTGAGAGAAGTAGTGGCAAACAGAGGGAAGAGATACTACCGTAATCAAAAGATATGGGAGGTTGTAGAGGGAGTAGTGTGTACCGTACTTGTGGTACTGACGATTATTGGAGTAATGGCAGTGTTTTAACATGGAAACAGTCATCACCTCAGTAGTAGTATCCGAAGTATCCGCACAAGTACCACTCACAGAGTTTAACTGCTGTCTTGCAACTACCACACAGGTAGTAGAGCTAGGATGGTTAGAGGAGATTATTAACTTCTTAATGAATTTGATATGAAAAACTTTGTAATAGTTACTTTCATGGTAGTAATGTCACCAATACTTATACTGGTTGCAATTCCCATGGGATTACTTGTGGTGTATGACATTATCAATAGAGAAATTTCGTTTTAATTGAATTTGATATGAAACAAGAATTTGTAGAGGAGCAGAAGAAGATTGCGAGGGAGAGTCTTTCCACTTATGACAGCTACGACAATACGAGAACGTATCAAGCTGTTCCAGAAAGCGAACTAGACACTCTCATCTCCCAACTCATCCTCGCTACAGAAGGAGAGATAGCTAAAGAATTGAAAAAGGTATTTATGCAAGGTGACGAGGAAGATTCTTACGTTCAGCTTTCCGCACGAATTGCACTATTTATCAGCACACTAACCAATAAGGTATGACAACCCCCGCAAATGAGTGGCGTTCAAACTTTGAAAAGTATCTTGAACAGGTATGTTTTGAAACAAATCCAACCGTACTCGATGACGATATGCCCGACTTCTTTGATGACTGGCTTGGAAAGCAAAGCGGCGAAGACTACATCAGGCTTGCAGATGAATACGCAAAGCACATCCTCGACCAACACTCCGCTCGGCTTGTAGAGAGGTTACAAGACATGGCGATAGTTGATGATTACGGTGAGGAGAGAAAGATTGGATTTCAAATAGCAAAAGACCAAGCCATAGACATAGTAAAGGATAATAAGTGATATATGAAAGATAACGAATTAAAACAGTGGGAAGCAACAAAGGCAGACTACGTTGAGCGTCAAATGGCTTCTTTTAAGAAATACTTTGGTAAAGACGCAAAAGAGTGTCCTGATTGTAATGGTTCAGCGTGGATTGTGTGCGAGAAAAATCTACGAGATATGCTTGATATGACCGCCGATGCAGTCATGCGTAGTTTTATGGGGACTAAGCGTGACAAAGAATAAATATGCAAATAGATAAATACACACTCTACGGCACACGGCTTCTCGTCTTTCTTGAAGATGCACCACAGTCAAATCAATACCACCAAGTACATCTCAATGAAACACAATTCAAAAGAGTGAGTGACGCAATATCAAACGTGGTAGGCAGAAAAGGAGATGATGAAGATGTCGAGGTGGAAATGAGCATAGACACCTACAAACTCCCCGACCTACAAGAGATTCACTCATCACAGCCATAGGGATTACAAGAGTAATTGAGAATAAACGAAAAATGAAAAGTAAATATTGTTGGTTTGCGACAGAGGTTGAAGGAGGATGGCGTTTGAAGTTAGCGTGGGGAGCAAAAGACTATCCAGTTACAGGTGTCGTATTTAAGACGGTTGAAGAAGTGGAAATGGTATGTCACAGCCCAAAAGGTAAAGTTGTCTTTGTTCACCTTAAAAACTCTAAATTCAAAGAATAATATGAATACGTCAACAGAAGTGCCTATGCCAGAGCGTCTTGGGATTGAGGAAGAAATAGACCAAATGGTAGAAGTAATGGCTGATGTGGAACACGAACGATGGGCTAAATGGCATACATATTTCATCAGTAAATGTCTAATTAAACCACAACATGAAGTAGGTGGTATGGACGATAGATATATTTACTTTGCTTTACCTAAAGATTTGTCAGAACGATGGACTCGTCAATGTGATACTCCATACAAAGACTTAACAGAAGAAGAAAAAGAAAGTGACAGGAAAGAGGTTAGGAATACACTAATTGCTTTAGGAAAGATTAAAACAAAAATGTATATAGACAAATCGGAGAATACAGGCAAACAAGGACTATAGCCCCCCACACAATCGAACAGAGGATTATTAAGATAAGGAATGAGAGTATGGATGAACAAGAAGCAATGAATAAAGGCTATGCATTAGCGATAAGGCACTTTGAGGAGAGACTTTTGATACAAACACCAGAGGAAGCCCTCGAAGGTATGAAGGAGGTCTTAGACAAACTTACCAACCAATAAGACATGATGATATGACACACACCATAGAGGAGATGAAACACAAAGTAGACGAACAAATTAGTATTGAGGATGGTGGTTATGTGAATGAGCGTGATGCTATCGAATATGCAAATACTGGATACGATATGGAACTAATCTTTGCAGATTTTCAAAAACTTCTCACCAAAAACACCACCGACACACTGGCGCGAGTGAGGGAGATAGTAGGAAAATGGATAGAGACAAGTAATCCAGCACACGCACAAGACTTATTTGATGCCCTCACACCCACACCCTTAGAGAGTGATAAGACAGAAGAGGTATGAGAATATTACTTGCTTCACCATTTATGTTTTTAGGAATAGCCCTATTCAAAATAGGTGAATTTATAGCAGGAGAACCGTATGCGTATAACGCAGAAAAGGTGTTAGACATTCATAAACGGCATGCACGTTGTACAGAATGTGGGCATGTAGGAGCGGTATTTTTAGAAGACCCTGAAAAGAATGATAGTGAAGTCTTGATCAATAAATAATAAAACTTAATGTTCATAACTCACACAATCTCGACGAATGCGTGCTGTATAATTAGGGCCAGAGATACTGTACTCACTTGGATGTCCCACTTCTCAATGGTTGGTCTCGAATGACTGGACTACCAGAAATGGGCGTCTGCGTGAGTACAGTATTAGAGGGTGATTAATTTCATAAGCGGGAGCGAATAACTCCCCACCCTCGCCATGTTTTTTGAAAGGAGTTTTTATGAAAGCAAACGGTGAAGATGTTACGGCCAAAGACACCATCATTGCAAGTTGCGAAATCAACATCATTGATGAGGTCACCTGGTATGACACTGAGGATTTGTGTTTAAGATCATCTCTTGCATGGGAAATAAAATACCTGCGCATGAGAGGGCTACTTATCCATCATCCTATGGTTCCACGGTTGGTTCGTTTCAAGGAGTAAGTCATGGGCAATAATCGTTTTAATAAACCTGCTGTTCCTGATTACACGCCAAAGGGTGTGAAGAAGGAAGTTGAGCTCACGCTCGACAAAGAACCGTGTCTCATCTGTAAAAAGGTGTGTCACGCATACGGTCGTCACGAAGATGGGCATACGTGTTCATCCAAGTGCGAAAAACTGTACGTCAAACCAGAAGGAGAACGTCATGCTCAAATGGTTAGTTGCTTTGCTGGTCGGGTTTATGTTCCTGAGTGAATGCCACTCTCGCCCCATTATCAAAGTCCTTGAGGACAATGGTGAAGTGGCCGGTGCGGGTACCTGCACGATGGCAAATACGACGTTTGATTGTGTCCAAGTGACCTACGAGGGCAACCTCTACAGCGTCATGGGAACCATCAAAGGTGATGACTTTCACGCTCTGTTCGTCGCCAAGAAAGTTGGTGAAGAATGGTTGATTGTGTGGTCATGGAGAGCCGAGGTGTGACATGAAGTGCACTACCTGTGGTCTCGACATAAAGACTGATTGCTTTACCGCACTAATTGGAAAGGACAGGTTGTTCTTCCATTTACGCTGTAAGCCAGTCTTCTACTACCATCAGTATGAAAAACCCCCTGAAAAGGAAATCATCAATGGAAGGGAGTGGTTATGAAAATACTCATTGCCGATACCAACGCTGTCTCGCTACAGTTCCAGCCTGCTGAAATGCGTGTTGCTATTAACTTGCTCAAGATCATCTTAAGTCAAGTCAATGTTGCATACATCCGTGAAGCAATTGAAGAACTGGAGAGTCGCCTTCGCCCAAAGCTCACACTTGTGTCGCATTTTCACCTGTGTGAATCGTGCTTCCGAATGGTCGACGATCATGAAGAAAACGCAATTCACCTAACAGGGGAAGTTGATAAGTGGAAACACCGCAACTGCCCTCCGTTAAAACCAAACAGGCCTGAATGATGAAACGCGAAAAGAAATCCCCACTTATCATGGGGATTTACTATCCACCGCTGTCCGTTTTTAATACATCAAAGGGTTATATAATTAATCTATGAAGAAATCTTGGATCAAGCGAGGATCCTACCAATTGAAAAGAACCCCTTTACGCTCCAAATCCCCTCTTATTTCTAAAAACATTCCCGTTGGAGGAACTACTTTGACTGGATCTAGACTGCGTCAGACTTCTAAATCTGAAGTAGCACAATGCAAAAAGAGGATCCAGGCTCTTTTACGGCAATTGGCAATTAAGCGTGATCAAGGATGTGTTTTGAGGCACTACCAGGAAGATTTGCCTTCCAGCTATGCAAATTGCAATCAAATACTCCAAGCAGAACATTTAAATACTAGAGGGTCCTCAGGAAGTTTTGGAGATATGAGAAATATAGTTTGTTTGTGCCAAAGGCATCACATTTTCTTCAAACCCCAACATTCTCAACTGTATTGGGAAATTATAGAAAAACATGTGGGAGAAGAAAGGTGGGCATATTATAAAAGAGTTCGAGACGATCATAGTCCTCATCCTATGAGGTTGTGGGATTGGGAAAAGTTGGAGCTTGAATTAACTCAACAATTAAAAAATGCCTGAATCAAAGGAAGTTGCCGCTCTTAAAAAGCAGTTGAAGTATGATCAGTCTCGATCAAATAGACTTCTTCACGAACTCAAAGTGGTACGCGAAGAATTAAATGCAATTAAAAGAGCGGGAAGTTCTAATTCTAAAGGGTGGTACACCTCCTATATTCAACATTCTTTAATGACGACAGAGTTGCAATACTCAGAACTTTTGGATAATTATGAGAAACTAAACAATAAATATAATTCAGAGATGGCTAAGAGGCAATATATTTACCCCAACAACCCCTCGAAGATTCCCACGGACGAAGCCCAGATCGATCATAAAGAAGTCGAGTAAACTTAATATTGTCTTCGGGATCAAACTTATCTAATCCAAGCAAGGCAAGCTCTTCGTCATGAACACTGTTCAGTTGGAATATTCCTCCATCTGTAGTCCCGTCTTTGTTTAGTTTTGTGTTGTGCGCTGCTGGTTTGAATCGACTTTCACATCGAGCCACTTCTACCATTATTGGAGCGTCTTTAAATTCCTGTTTAACTCTTTCTATTATTCCCTCTTCCGTGTATCTAACTTCTATCTTTATTTCTTTCTGAGGAATAACTTGTTGATCTTCGATAATTGGAGCTATGTATACTATCGTTTCAGCTTGAGCCATAAACGCATACGATATTAATACTCCTAGTCCGACTCCCATTAGTACAATCACAACTTTTGCAAGTTGTATCATATATTCTTAATTATTATCAATAGACCTTCTGTCACTGTCCGCCTGTCACAAGCTTACTACTTTCAGAAGTAGTGTGAAGTATATCATCTTTTATTTCAAGGCTCCTCGCGAGAGTGATGACTTCCATGATACTTCACACCAATCCCAAAGGATTGATGGTGAGTCCGCTTAATAAGTATACATAATTATACTGATTTGAGACGGTTGGGGGTGCATAATTATTTCTTAAACAAGAAGGCTTGTACATCTTCGCGATCTATCTGATTTTTAATAGCTAGGATCAGAGCGATTATTATTATCATTCCCTCAACTCCCTTTTCTAAAGTTCCAGCCTCAAACTCGATTCCAAGAGCTGAGAGCAATGCTTCTAGAATAAATACAGTCAATGCTATTCCGTTTTTTGATATCATATTATTTTATATTTTATTTGACACTCCATTCTTTTTGTTTTGATTTGCTCGAATCAAATAAAGAACCTGAGTTGCCAGCTTGATAATTATTTCCATAAGTCCTTTTGTCACCTCTTCGTGTTTATCTTTTCTTGCCTGGAATGCTTTTAGAAGATGAGGTTTCATAATTTTAAGAGACTCAAGATTTTCCTTGTTCCGTATGTACTTCCAAGGAGCTTTGTTCCCATGAGTTACTTCATGATCATATTTTGTTACCCCTAGGAGGGGCTGCACGTCAATTCCAAGCTCAACTTTGATAATTGCATCAAATGAGTGATGACGTTCGTGGTAGGCAGTTCCAAATGTATTTGTTGCGTTGTCTCCATCCCATCGACTATACGCAAGGCATTGCTTTCCAAATATATATGAGTAGTTCGTCCCCCAAATGCCCTTCTCTTTTATAATGCCATTTTCTCTCTTTATTTGTTCCCAGAGAGGTCCATGAGATCTCCAATTATCTTCATGGATCATAACCATAATGAAGTCCATTCCAAATTCTCCATATTTTTTAACTAGAGGAGTCGTTAGAGATTGGAGATATTTGGTTGTAGGACGGATATCCTGATCTTGATCGATGTAGGTTGGATATGTCGAATAGTCGGTTTCTGCTACGTCGTATGTTGGAGTTATTCCGAGATTTTCTTGCCAAAAAAGAATATCTTGGTGTTTCCATCGGTCGTAGTCTCTTTGGAGGATCTTTTTGTCTTTTAGGATGATGTGACGCATATTATTTCTCAATTAGTTTAGACTTGTCAAAGATTTGATATTCTCCGCCCTGATCTGTTACTCCTCCCGAATACTCAACGCCGTCATACCCTTGGCCTGAAAGAATTTTTCTGATCCTCTTTTCTGCTTCAGCTTGAGTTCTTTGTTCTGCCGTAAGTCCACCAACAAGTTTCCCCTCATTCCTCTTCTGAGATTGAATATATTTCCATTCGACATCATTTTTATTCCATTTAGGATCAATTTCTTTAATGAGCTTCCATCTGTTTTCTGCCTTTTTTAGATTAGCATCAGCAAGAAAATACTCTTTGGTTGTTTTTCCTCCAGCTCCCGTTGTTTCATAGTTGTTTGCTATACTCTCCCTCTTTGAAAGAAAGATGCCAGTTCCTCGAGGATCAGAGAGGTCTCCAGCTCGATATAATTTTACACTACCCATTCCTTCTGATGTCTTGGGAAGAGTTAGAGACTTCCAAGTCTTCCCTTTATCAAGTGACATTTCAAGATTTTCAGGTGGTACCACCTCTCCACTCCATCCTTCGTCTATCCTTCCTGTTTTTGTTTCTATAAATTCGTTATATGAACCAATTTTGTCTTTTTTGATACGAAGGATTAATCCTTCTCCAGCAGCTTCTCCTCTTCCAATTTCAGGAGAGAAATATACTCCCTTTCCAAATTGTCCTCTGTTGGGCTTAATTCCATTCTTGATAATACTCTCTAGATTTCTAGGAGATGTTTCATGATATCTGTAAGATGAGTCTGCTGTCTTATTTTTAAGTCCTTCTGATGCTTTAGGGAGAGATTTTTTGAAATCTTCCGGCTTTTTCCCGGTCACCTGTTCGTACAGAGATTTTGATTTTGTCGCATCAATAATTTCAAACTTCTGAGGGTTAATAATTTCGATTTCATTCCCATGATTAATTGCATCATATCCTCTCTTCCGGAATTCTCTCAAAGCTGCTGCTGACTCTTGTGAGTTTTTGGATACACCTGCGACATCTGCCCACTCCTTCGATGAAATAGAAAGAGTTTTAATTTTCTCTCCATTTTTTACTCTCACTCCAACCATATCGTCTCCATACATGCTTGCTCCTTGGTAGTCGCCTATATAGAAAGCTTCTGGCTGCTCAGCAAAGCCTTTAGTGTTTGATTTTGGATTAAAGCCTTCCTTTAGGAGAGATGTTTTATTCTCTTTGATTGTGCCATGATAGAAGGTCATTCCCTCTTTTGGGTCAATCAATCTATTATTTGCATCAGTGATGGGTATAACTTTTGTTGTCTTCTCTCCTGCCTCCTGTACACTGTTGGTATATGTTTTTCCTAATTGCTTTGGTTGTGATTTTGGCTGGGGTAGCTTTTTACGGCTGGTTTGACTAGCGGGTAATTTGATAGACTCTGCCCTTTCGCTAAGTCTTAGTTGAGGCTTTTTCTCTGTATTTATTTTTGCATTCTTAACTTCATCCAATCCTAGGTTGGTTTCTCGAACACTCTTTGGGAGTATGGTTGGCACTCCTTGAGCTGTCGACCTTGGAGCGGGAAGCCTCAGCTGAGGTTTCAGACTACTTGATCGATTAATTTTCTTTGCTTGTCTTTCTACTGAGTTAGGTTTTCTTGGACCAAACATCTCTGTAGTAGTTCGATAATCTCTCCCCGGTATTGTAGCAGGGAGTCCAGACGTTTCTCCAAATTCAGCCTTAATTGGTCCTACTGGCTTTCCCGCCATTCCTTTTGCAATACTTGCTTGGACTCCCTTACTTGAAAATCCCTTCTTAATTAGGAAGGCTGCAATCGCTGTCGGATCTCCATTTGAAAGAATAATCCAATCGGTGAGATTAATTGCTTCGTTGCCCGTCTTCCCTCCTATTTGCTTCCCTAGTTTATCGGTTATGAATTTAGACAACTGAATTTGCTTACTCAATGCTTTGAGATTCTTGAGTCCATTCTGGTCTGCAATTCTGTCTTGCCAATTTCTGAGAGCTGTATCTAGTCTTGTCGCTCGATCAATTCCTTCTGTATTGTTTTCTTTTTGATATCCCAACTTTACCTCTTTTTCATATATTTGTTTGATTCGATTTGATTCCTCCATCGTCAGTCCTATTCCTTTATTTTTTGCTGCAAGTCGTGCAATTTCATCAAATTCATCTCCTGGGACACCAATTCGAGCCTCTCTTGCGAGAAGATCATCAATAATCATGTCGAGGTGTTTAGATTTGAATGTTCCACTTATTTTTGCCAATGCTGCATCTTTTTCAAGAAGAGCATTTGCAAACTTTATTGCTTCATTTTGAACAATCTCTTCTGGTGTTCCAAAGTTTCCAGTTCTTGAAAGGTAAGCTCCATGGGTTTCTCCTGCCATTTTCTGGAAGTCTGTTGCTTGTTTGGGAGTAAGACGAGCAACACGATTCATCATCCCTTCAGACGAAGGTCCTACTGCCTTCATTGCATTTCCTGCAGCCTTGAATGGTGCATTGGCAACACTTTCTGCCGTTTGTGCTCCTTTGTTTATTAGATTGCTGGCTCCTTCAGGAAGAATGGCATGCTGAGCCATGAATTTTTCTGTTGCTTGAGCTCCCCTTCCAGCTACCTCTTTAATGATCTGAGGAGTTATCTTTCCAATTACCATACCCGCTCCATTGAGGAGCGGTCTTCCAATTAAATCAAGAAGCTTTCCTCCGGCAAGGCCCAATCCTGTATTGATTGCTGTTTCTTTACTAAAGAGATCATTCCCCTGTTCAAGCGACATGCCGGTTCCAAAAGCTGCTCCTCCAGATACTGGACCAAGTCCCATTGCAGCAGTTTGCATTCCTCGCCCAATATCCTTTTTGACGTCCCCGAAGTTTTGAGGTACTGGAGCGACCCAATCTCCAAAGTTTCCTTTTGTAAATTTATTTACATCTTCAGCTGATGCCCCAAGTAGTTCTGCTCCTGCTTGGAATGGACGAGCAAGCATTGTTGCAACCGGAGAAACAATCGCCTTTGCCATTGATTTGAAGATACCATCACCTTCTGGTTGAGGTGCTGCTACACTTGAAGGGTTGTTGGGATCTGCATAGGTTTGTCCACCAGCTTTGACGGTCTGATAGGCATCAGTGACAGATTTTACATACTTAGGAACATCATACTGAATGCCAGCACTATTTGTTCCTCGTTTGTTTTCCCATCCAACTTCTGATCCTGAATTCCACTTAGCGGCAATTTGAGCTGGATTCAATCCTTGATCCTTCCATGATTTCAAAACTGTATAGGCGACCGCATTTTGATTTGAGGGAGACATCTCTGCGTTCTCATTTCCAAGAGCTTGCTTTGCGTGTGCCTTCCATGTTCCTGGCATCCATTGATATGCTCCACTTTCTCCCGATCCACCTTTCGCATTAAAATCTCCTCCAGACTCTGTTTGTCGGATTGCTTTAGCGAGATTAATGACGTCGTTATCCATTGATGTTGTTGATCCTGCTGTTTGTTGTGGAGGCATATTTGTTTACCAATTAGTATTAACTGGACCTGCTGAAGTTTGAATGACTTCACCGCCTTGTTCCTGGCCTCCTCCTTGTGTTTGGAGTGCATTAAGGTCATCTCGGAGTTGAGTTAGGACTTGCCGTGCTTGTGTATTTCCAAGATTCCTTCCTAGAGCCGATGCCGCATTTGCAAGTAGTTTTTGTTCAGCGTCTGAAATAGCTCCCGTCCCTTTAAGGTATTTAATATTATCAAGAGAAAGAAGTCCTTTCAATTGATCATATTTATTCTTAGCGAGTGCTGCATCTCCAAACATTCCTCCAACAAATTGATCTGCTGGACCAAAGATTCGATCTAGTTTTGGATTTGTTAAGAGTTCTCCAATTACAGAGACTGCTTGCTTGCTAATTTCTGATTGTGGCTTTGCAGATCCTGAAAGGCCTTGCATAACCATATCTTTATATTCGTCTGGAATATCTCCAATCTTAGCTGTTCCGTCTTGAATTGCTTTTATGTATGAATCGATTGTTGGATTAGATCCTTGTGTGTATGATCCTGATGTTGTTGTCTCTCCATATTGTCCTCCGCCAACTGTTTCATATGATCCAGTTTCAGGATTGTATTCGTATCGACTTTGATCTTTCCCAAGGCTAAATCCTTCCTTCTTGTTTGCATCCTGATAGTTCTGGTATGCTCCTGATTGAACTGCTGCCGTTCTTGCTGCAGCACTTTCTTGCAGAGCTATATCTGCCAACTCCTGATTGCTTCGTCTTCGATCAAGTCCTGCTGATTGCTCAGCTCCTGCCTTGAGTCCCCCCGGTGCATCAAGAAGTTTTTCGTATCTATCTCGTGCTTCTTTGTTCATTTTTTCTTGATTGCTTTGAATATCTGCCAATCTTTGATATGCATCAGTTTGTGCCTTGAGAAGGTTTGATTGTTCAGATGGATTTTCCTGATCTCTTTTATATTTTAGATATGCCTTGTATTCTGGACTGTTTTGATAGGAAGCATCAGAGGAGGTTGCTCCTGGGATTTGAGACTGAATGTTTTTTGCTTGATTCATTAATCCATTCAAATAATCTTGCCCTGCTGGAGAAGACACTTTTGTTCCTACTGATCCAGTTGCTGATGTATCAGATGGAGTTGTATTTCTCCCTATTGTTGCCGTCTGAGCGGTAGGACCATAAACTTTCAAATTTTTCCCATATTGTTGAGCTGCAGTTGATGGAGTCTGTGAAAGATTGAGATTTCCATACATTGTAGCAGATTGTCCTTGTTTCCCTGTTACAATCTTAGGATTTGATGTAGGAGTAACCGGTTGAGTTACTTTGTTTGCTGGAAGCTTCATGTCAGACATATCCCATCCTGTTGGCTTCTTTAAAAGATTGTTTGTGTATGTTGTTTTAGGAGGCATGATAATTATGTTAGACCACTAGCGTTTTGGTATGGTTGATAATAGGGAGCTTGAGGCATATTTGGTGTGCTTGCGAAAGGAGGAATATATGATCCTTCTTCCGTCTCTCCTTCCGTAGCAAGCATTTGAGAAATTAATCCTCCGTACTCTTTATTATACCCTGCTTCATTCCCTCCGTCATATAGCATCCAGTAGGTTTTTGCACGCTGGAGATCATTCTGATTCTGCCAAAATAAGGCTGCCGATCTGTATTCAATTGCAGGTTGATATGCTTCTGGAATAACAGGAACTTGGCCTATTGTATAGGCTGCCGTCCCTGCAGCTATGGCAGTTCCTTCGTATGGCTTTGTTAGTCCAATCGATGTTGCTGATGTATATGATCCTATTTCGTACCAGAATCCATCTCCTCCACCCGCTGCTGAAGTTTGTGTGATTTGAATATATCTTCCAACCATATCTGCCGTCCATGATGTTCCTGTTCCAACTACTGCTGTCCCATTGTTTGCAACAGAAGCGATTGTTCCTGTTGTGTGATCAGCAATTGATAGATTCCGTACATTTAGACGTCCTCGTAATGTAATTAAATTTCCTGTAGTAGCAGGGATTGGTTGAATGTAGTATTTGGTATTTTCTACATAAGTAAAATATGGCACATCTTGTTCACCAAGCTTGTATTGCTTTACAAGTTTCCATCTAGTTGGATCAAATATCATTTCTGGAGAGTAGATTGTATCACTTGATCCTCCCGACCCACTATAGATGTACATATCTATCAACTTCCGGAACTTATTTGGAATTTGATATCCTTCTTGACTGGCAACAGTAGTCATGTCGGCGGTCGACTCAAGAAAGCGAAGTTTCCCTCCCTGAAGAGAGCATATTGTTCGAATTGAGTCATTCATTCTAGAATCAACCAATGCCATCGCTGTCGTATCTGACGTTGAGAGATTGCAGTTTGAAGCAATTTCGTTTCTGAGACTTGTGTATGTTTTCATAAATTATTTGCTAAGTGTAATATCTTCATTGCTGACCAATCCCATCTTGATGAATTCATCTGGTCCTGTGAATGTCATGCAGCATTTAATCTGAATTCCTGGACTGCTTGCATCGACGGCGTATTGTGAATATTGTTTTATTTGATCAAGCGCTACCGATGGGTTTAATTTAATCCATTTCTGGAATCGAGCTCGAGCCGTTCCTGTTGTTACTCCAGTTGCAACTTCATCAATTGTTACAGTGTATGTTCCTGCATTATTTACAATGTTTGTTATGTGGGCACAGACTCCACTTCCTGTTCCTTGTAATATTTCCACTTCCCCTCCTTGAGTTCCATTGAATCCAGTTGCTGTTGGTCCATATCCTGTTATATCTGTTCCTGTTGTTGTAAATGTTGTTGTATCTACCCACGTGATAGCAATATTGTCGACGGGATCAACTTCATTAATTCTGAATTTAAAAGTGATTGAATCTGTAGAGGTGAGAAGTTGTTTGTAGACAGACCACAATCTTTCCCACTTATCTTGTATCTCTATTGAATCAAACCATGTAGTGACAAAGTAGCCCCTCTTTTGAATTACGTCATTTGAATCATTGTAGAAGAGACCATACGACGCAGTTGCTCCTGTGTCGTTGTCTGCGTAGTAATTCACTCCACAAAGAAGTGTTCCATTTGCATCGGAAGTATCTTGCCCAATTGGTATTGTGTATAGAGCTCCAGGGACAAACGTGTTTGTTTGTCCGTAATCTGTTATTGTGGTTGTTTCTCTTGGAGTATATCCGATTGAATATTTGTGAATCATTCCAAAATCTTCTGACCACTCCCATATTCCTGCCGACATATTCTCTGGCGACGTTGTATAGTTTGAGCTTGCATAAAGATTACAGGCAAGAATTAAAATTGTATCATCCTTAGAGACACTAGTTCCGTGTCTGTGAATATATCTTTCATTTGAAGATCCAGTAGAGGTTCTCATTGGCATTCCTTCTGTAAAAGGAAATCTTCCGACCTCCTTAAAGGCTGTCCCATTGAATTCGTAGAGTATTCCATATGAATCTATTGCGTAGGGGACGTCATTCCGGACAATGATATTTACAATTTCGTTTCCTCCAACGTAATATCGGTCAGTAGGCTGAGGAGAAACTCCATCCCATCTGAATATGGATCCTTGACCTGCTAGATTTTCTCCATTAATTGTTCCTATCCATATCGAATCCGAAGTTTCTGCCATACATAGTATGTCGTATGAAGAGGGAAGAGTTATTGTATAATCTCCTGATCCTGCATAGGTATTTGCTGTATCAATACTCTTAATCGAGTTTGTTGCTTCTGATATGTAGAGACGATTAAACTTCCTGAAATATTGAAGGATTCCCGCATTAGGAGTTGCATTGGCTACCGACCATGATCCCGTCCCAGATCCATTACTAGCTTTTTGATAGAGGCCTGCATCGTTTGATGCGTAGAGTTTATTATTAAACACCTCCATATCTGAATTTGTCTCATCATACGTTGTAACAAAGTTGGTTGAAGCGTCTGCTGCCCAAGATTCGTTTGGCTCTGTTGTTCCATTCTTATATATCTTTGTCCCAGCAAGAGTCCAAAGTCTCCCGTCAAACTCTTTAATGGATGTTGGTGTAAGAAATGTCGCATCTGTCGCAACGCTGGCTGCAAGAAGAAGTCTTGGAGAGACCCTCATGACTCCATAGTTGCTAAATAAATCAATATTCTTTGTCGCCCAAAGAGATCCAATCGAATCTCCCCGATTGATTTGCTTGTATGGCCTTTCTGGCGATGGAAATTGATTTATCATATATTTATACTGCAGTTAAATCGATAGTTCCTGTAAAGTCTGCTGCATCTGGAGGATTTGTTGATGTTCGTACTCGGAAGTTTTGAGTAGTAAGATCATCAAAATATCGCATCTGTCCTCGTGTTGTTGGGCTGGTCAACTGAGGAGAGAAATATGCATCTAAAAGATTGACTCTCGTAAAGATAAAAGAGGACATTGCTTCATTTAAAGCTTTCATGCTTTCGATATCAAGTGGATATTTTATTTGTTGTCGCTCTCTCTGCTTCTTCCACTCCAAAAGCTCCTTGACTTGTCGTTCTAGGATTGTCACTTTATTTTGAAGAGTTTTGTCTTGTGGCATATTTAATATCTTAAAAGTCGTATCGATGTCTTGATTTCTTCAAGAGTTTCTTCTATTCCTGAAAGCTTAGTTCTGATTTCTCCATTGGTGACTTCAAGTGCGTTTATTCGCTTTGCAGTCTCATCTGCTACCAGTGATGCTTTGTTTGAAACTTCTGTAATGTGTTGGATGTTGGTTTGAATTGTTCCTACCCAAACTCCAATTGCTAGAATAGAGCCAACAAACCCTAACAAAACCCATAGTGTTTTTGACTTATATTCGTTCCACTCTCGCCTCATTTCTGAAACGTCTTTATGTCGCTCTG